TTTGCTTGATTTTATTTCACGCATCACATCACCAACATTTTTTTTGAAATCATCTAAGTCTGCAAAGTTTTCTGGATCAATGCAAATAAAGAAATGACCAATATCATAATTTGGGTTTTTGTCGTTTCCTTCATACAATCCACTCAACTTGCTCATGTATGCCCCACTTTGAAAAGCAGAACACATAAGTTCTATTGCAATACTTAAACCAGAACCCTTGTGTCCTCCGACTGGTGTCAAAGCTGCAATTCCTTGCTTTAACCAACGCAACGATCTTTCAAATGTCAAATTTTCATTTTCGGAAACTATTGCACAATTTGGAACGTAATTATCAGGAGTTTTTCTTGCCATTACTTCCAAATCACCTCGTTGATAAACTGATGTTGCACAATCAATACTAAATGGATATTTTTCATCGGACGGAAATGCTATTGCATATGGATTTGTACCCATTTTTGGTTCTACTCCACCATACGGAGCAACCGCAGGTCTTGCGTTTGTAAAACTCATTCCCACTAAATTATGATCAGTTGCATACCGACTATAATAACTTGCAATTCCGTAATGTGACGAATTTCTAACCGCAACACAACTAATTCCGTGTTCGTGTGTTTTTTCAATTGCTTGATTCATTGCATATTTACCAACAATTTGACCAAGAGCATTGTGACCATCAATAGTTACACAGGCTTTGTTATCACGAATAATTTCAGGTGTAGCATTTACATCAATTACACCAGCTTGAATTCGTTTTATGTAATATTTAAGTCTGCTTAATCCGTGGGACTTGAAACCAAGTTCATCTGCACTTAATAATACATCGGCACATACACTTGAATATCTACTTGGTACTTTGTTTTTTTCAAACACCCACTTCGCAAATTCAGTTGCATCTTTAAGTTTTATTTTCATTTTGCTCTTTTGTTTTTCTAATTTCACGTGCTTTTTTGATTTTCCTACGCATATAAGGTTTCAGAAAATAATGACCTATGAATCCCTTGATAGTTGGTTTACCTACCTGTACTCTTAATTTATTTTCATAACGTGTCATTGGACAATCTAATACTCTTGAAAAAGAAATCAATATAATAAACGAACACAACGGCAAACATACATACCACGGAAATCCAAACGGTGTTAACCCCTGAAACGTAAGAATAAAAAATGCACTAAAATTACCAATGACAACCACCCAATGTAATAAAACTACAATCAATAGTTTAAGATGTCGCATTGGATTAGTTGGTAAAAATCTTAGAAACCTCTTTTCATCGGAAGGTTCTGTTATTTTTTCCTCTGTCTCCATGTAGAATAAATATAAAAACTATTTTGTTTTAGTGTTTAAGTTATCAAGATTTTTCGAAATCCAATGAGAGTGCCAATTGTTCTTATGATTAGTTATCCAGGACCATCTTGCTTTGTCTTTGCCTATATCTTCTCCCACCTTTTCAGACTCAATCCATTTGTGTTTATTGATTTCGTTAGTTTCATCAACAACATGACGATAATATAAACTTCTTTCGTATAGTTCTTGGTCGTAGTCCACTAACTATATATATGTACATATCAATTAAAAATCGTCAACTAATGCAGATTCATCTTGATAATCAATAACTCTTGTTTCAAAAAAGTTTTTTTGCTTGCGAATATCAATAACTTCACTTAACCAAGGAAACGGATTGTTATCACTATCATAACGATATTTCATATTTAGATTTTCCAATCTACGATTCGCAATAAACTGCATATATTCAACAAACATTTCGGAATTTAATCCAAGAATACCTCTTGGTAACACATCCTGTGCATATGAAATTTCCAATTCAACTGCTTGTTTTAAAACTTCTGTCAACTCAGTTTCAAATTTGTCGGTCATTAAATCAGGATTTTGTTCTCGGATTTTATTTAGTAAAGTTGTTCCAAATTTAATGTGAATACTTTCATCACGAAGTGTGTATTGAATTTGCTCTGCGATACCAGGTATTTTGTCACTCAATGCGAGTAACATTGCGAATCCACTGAAAAAGAATGTTCCTTCGCACACAACCCAATATGTGAATGCGGCCTTGTACAACTCTCGTTTTCCTTCAATAGTAGATGTATCAATATTTGCCTCATTTAATCCACCAGTTACTTGTATAAGAAAATCATCTTTTGCTTTGATAGACGGAACCGTTTGATATGCTTCGTATACCTCACCTATATCCAAGTCTAAACTATCACAGATATAAACTACCGTGTGATTGTGCAAACACTCTTCATACATCTGTCTTGCCATATACTGCCTACACTCAGGATCAGTAATATACTTGGATAATGTCATAAGGTTGTTTGCAACCAAACTTTCACTTCCTGCGAAGAAACCAAGACATCTCTTGATAACCAAACGTTCATCTTCACTTAAAGCATCATCGGGAGATGATTTCCAATTTTGAACATCTTTTGTCATTGGTACATCTGTTGGTACCCAGTTGTTTTTGACACCTTGTTCGTATAGATCCCACGCCCATTTATGCTTATGCGGAAGAATTTGATTTACTCCTTCCGATTCTTTTCCTAATAGTTCACCAGTTTTCATAATAATATATATCGATTTATTTGTTCAAAAGGATTATAATGATTTCATATTTTGTTGTTTTAAACGATACACAAGCAACGCAACGATTGCAAGTCCCACAAACGGAAGTGTATAATACCATTTAACCACAGAAGATTCTGTCTGCTTGGTAGGTTCATTCGTGTTGGTAGATTGACTTAGTGAAGTTGCTGATTGATTCACCGGTTGTGAAGTTGATACAATTGTAGGTGATGATAATTTAGTTGGTTGTTTAGATACACCCAACGAACCACTTGATGAATTCAACAACTTGTTTTTAATGCCACACGCAGTAAGTGTGCATACGCATAATAATATCAATAAATGTTTCATATATAATTCTCCTTTATTTAGGAAAACAATATACCACATTTCAACACGCACGTAAAGTAATTAAATTATTTCTTGTCATGGCAAAGACAATCACACTTGTTGTCTTTGCAACACTTAACAAAAAAGCATTTGATTTTACAAATAATTTTTTTGATTAATTCCATTGTTATTATAAATATTAAATTTAATTATTATAATCACGACATTCGCAATCTTTTATTTTACAATTAGGATTGATCATTCCTGCTCGTTTGAATGTAAGTTTTACAAATTCCTCAAAAAAGAAAACATAAGCAGCTGCATCATAGTTGTCCATTGCTATTGTAATTTCTTTTTCGTATGTTCTCATCCACTTGGTATATTCATCAAACTTATCAGCATCAAAATGAGGTCCTTTCAAATTGTATTGATGAACTATTACTGCCAAATCTAATTGTGATTTTTTTAACGTAGCAAATCTAGCAACATCTTTGGAAAATTTTGCTCGTTCTCGTTTTTCCTGTTCATATGCTTCGTAAGATGCCTGTAATCTTGGATCAATGATACTCATCCAAGATTCGTTGTTGTTTATAAACCCATCACCCTCGGTACAATAAAGCACCAAGGGTGATAAAAATAATAAAAATGTAACCTTTAAAATAGACCTAATCAGTCTCAATACTTCAACTCAAATTTAGGAGTGAAATCTTCAAGAGGTAATTGTTTTAATACTCTCTCTGGATTTCGTTCTCTGTGGTTGGGAAGAACTTTTATACGAAACGGAAAATGCTTCTGTATTGATTTTTCATCGTCACCATCGTCATCCGCACTGCGAATTACTCCAGAGTCTTCAATTTGCATTCCGAGAATGTCATCCATACTTGGCATATCTTCTTTTGGATCAATTGCCCACATAATATCATTCTTTTTTGCCCACTCTTTCATTCTACGAACGGGTACCATTAAATTGAATCCTTCTCCTGCTCCACGAACAATCATTCCGACATACTTTCCATTTTGCAAATAAACTCCTCCCCCTGAACTTCCTGGAAATGCAGTAACCGTTGTTTGATCGTATTCGTATTTATCAAGTGTTCTTCCTACTTGAGAAATGATACCGGTTGTCATTGAGTTTGCACCCATTTGACCAAGCAACGAACCAACGTGAAATAAACTTGTTCCGATTGGTACGATGCCATCATTAGCATCACTTAAATGAAATTCAACTCCGTCTTTCGCATAATCAGTAGCACGAACCATAAGAAGTGCCAAATCGTGTCCGTCATTGTAATCTGAATATTTGATTACCTTGGCATCCATTTTCATTTCACCGACTCGTCTGCCTTTTTCAACAAGTTCTTTTACAATTGAAGCATCTTCAAACTCAACCAACTTAATGGGTCTACCACCTTCAATAACACTTCTTACTTTACGAAGATTATCAACAACATGAGCAGCCGTCCAAACAAAAGTAACTTTCTTTCCGTCTACTTCACGGATAATCATAGCACCTGAACCTTCTGAACTACTATACTTTGCTTTTGCTTTTATAGTAACTGACACATCTTGTAAATGGTCCGCAACTTCTCGTACTTGTTTAGCACTCGGAGCTCCTGTTGAAATGTTTCCGGATACTGCCGTAATGGCCACTACTACTAAAAGTTTGATTGCGTTCATGGATGATACCCCTCTGGGTTTGAGATTAATAATATATCTATATATATTAACCCAACCTCACTTTTAGGTCAAACTTTATTGTCTATTGACAACTTTCACATATCTCACCACGCATTTTTGCTTCTAAACTACACAACGATGGTTCAGTTGTTTCTTGTGATTTTTCTGCATCAGCATTGTGTTCTTCTACATTAGATCCAGTTGACTTTTCAATTGCACTTGCCGCCAGATTACGCAAATAGTAAGTTGTTTTCAATCCACTTTTCCATGCGTGTGTATAAATGTCGTTCAAAAACTTCATGCTACTTTTGTCGTTGTAAAGATTCAAACTCTGACCTTGATCAATCCACTTTTGACGAGCAGCTGCACAATCAATTAATTTGAATTGATCTTGTTGAAACGCAGTAACATACTTTTCTTTTATCCATTGAGGAATTGAACCATTGAGTTTGCCAAGATCACCATCAACGGTTTTAACTAAGTTGGCAAGTTCTTTTGTCCAAATTCCTTCTGATTTCATATCATTGACAAAGTATTCGTTCATCATTGTAAACTCACCACTTAAAGTAGAATACACAAAAATAACTCCAAAGTTTGGTTCGATGCTCTGTGAACATCCTGCAATGTAACTAATTGTTGCAGTTGGAGCAATTGCCATTGTATTGGAATTACGCATTCCTTGTTTAGCAACTTTCTTTTTGAGTTTGTCCCAATTTTTTCTAAGATTCACTTCGTCAGAATTTCCACGAAGTTTCATAACCTCTTTCCAAGTATCAATCGGAAATGTTCCTTGACTCCAAAGACTTCCTGTGTATGATTCGTAAGTTTCTTTTTCTACTGCCATATCAGACGAAGATTCAATTGCAAAATAAGAAATGTTTTCATAAATTTCATCGGAAATACGAATTGCATCATCACTTCCGTAATTTACATTAAACTCATAAAACATATCATGCCAACCCATTGTTCCTAATCCTACAGGACGATGAGTCATATTACTTTTACGTGCTTCTTCGGTTGGATAATAATTTAGATCAATAACATTATCTAACATACGCATTGCCATTTTGGTGCTTTTTTCTAATTTATCGTAATCAATAAATTTTTCACCATTTTTATCTACACCTACGTGTCGTTTCAAATTGATGCTTGCTAAATTGCAAGTTGCAGTTTCTCCGTATTCTTTAACGGTGCGTGTGCCATCATCTGCGTGAATAGTGGGTTTGGTATGAAGAAGAATCTCTGTACACAAATTACTGCTATGCACCGTTCCTACGTGCTGATTACTATACCGAATATTACTTGGGTCTTTGAAGGTTACCCACGGATGACCAGTTTCAAAAATACTTTTCAACATTTTCTTCCAAAGGTCTTTTGCTTTGAGTTCACGAAAAACATTCAATTCTCCGTCTTGACCTTTTTTAACATATTCCCAATATTTTGTTTCAAATGCTTCACCGAAGATTTCGTGTAATTCAGGAACTTCATTGGGACTAAACAAATACCAAGGTCCATCTGCTTCAACT